AGTTGTTCTTTCGATTCTTTTCTTCATTCGGACTAATTCTGCTTCTACAAGCGCTCCATGATCCCAAACCCACTCTTTTCCTTCCATAATACCTTCTACGAAAGCATTTGGAGCAGATGGATCTGATACTATGTCAGCTGCAGTTGCAAGATAAAAATCGTTTCTTACATAATGGGCACCATTTCTTTGTTCTAAACTACCCATTCCTCTTGAAGATACACCTAGTTTTGCACCTTCATCAATTAAACTCTTTACAATTTCACCCATTGGTGTTGATAAAATTTTTGCTTCACCAATAAAACTCTTACCATCTGGGTATAACTTAGTAATCATATGAGATGTTCTCTCAAGATTTACAGTTGGGCCATCTGGATGTCCCAATTCTCCGAAAGCACGTTTCTCATTAATAAATTCTTTATTATATCTGGTAACTTCTTTTGATAATATTTCTAGTGGGTATACACGGCCATTACGATTTTTGACATCAGCTTCCATAAAGACACCTTTAATCTTATATTCTTTTTTGCCGTTGTCTTTTTGTTCAGTAATGTATTCTACTTCAGAAATTTCTTCAGATATAAGTTTTAAAGTTTCCATTGTTATTCTATTCCTTATGCAGTATAATTTTCATCTTTAATAAACTCAATCAATATAAAACCTGATGTACCTTGACAAGATAGTTCCATATCACCAGAGGTTGCGCCAGTATTTGTTGCATTAGATTTAATCAACCCAGCAGAACCATCATAATGTCCACTTCCAGCAAGGTCAATTAATGTTACATCTGAATCACCCTGTTCAATAATTGCAGCATGACCTGTATCATCATTAGCAGTTCCTTGTACTAAACCCCACCAAAGTCTTTTGATGTGTAATTTAGCTCCGTTTGCATGACCATCTAAAGCACTTGCATCTAAAATAGCGTTGGTTGTGGTTGTATCATCATCAATATTAACTAAGATAGTAACATGACCACCTTGAGCTCCAGCAGCGCCCATTGCAGTATCTCTTAATGTTCTTGTTGCAAAAGCCATCTTCTATACTCCTAAATCGCTAACATTTCTTTTTCAAAGTATCCTAAAAGTTCTTTTTCTCTAACTCTATATTTTTTAGCGACACTTCTAATAGTTTTATCAAAAGTATTTAGGAAATCAGAAGGTTTAGAGTCCATTTTTTTAAATATATCATCTACTGCATCTCGCATTTTCGGACTTAACCTTTTATATTCCTTACTTTTCTTATGTTCATCTTTTTCTGAAACTGATGAATATATTTCTTGAAATTCCATTTGGTTTTCCCCAACAACCTTTTTCTTCATAGTATTTTTCATCATCTGCATTGTATTATGAATTTTTTCAGCAACTTTATATTTACCAGCTGCTCTCATTCCACTTCTTGCAAGTGCAAGTGCTAAACCTTTTCCGCCACCTACCCATAAATTTAAACCACCAGTTGCCATTCCTGTAGCCAATAATCCTAATCCAGCAATACCACTTGGCGAAGTCAATAAATCTGTCATACTATAATTTCCTGCTAATGCATCTCCTACAACGGATAAATCATAATCTGAATCAATATCACCACTAAAACTCATATGATACCATTGAGCAGCAGCAAGTCCAGCAACAGCAACACCACCTATTTTTTTTAACGTGGGGTGTTTATCCAAAAACTCATCTGCTTTCATTGTTCCAGCTTTTAATGCCTTAAATGGAGCAGATTTATTAAGTTCTGTAGCAACACCTTTTAATGCTACATTTCCTGTTTTCAATCCATCAAAAACAGTCTTACTCAAAGTTTTCATACTAAAACCAACACCTCTTAATGTATTATATACACCTGGCTGTTTAAATGCTTCAACTGCTTCTCTTGCACCTAATCCTGTTTCTTTTGCAACAGTTATAACATGATCTTTTAATTTTGTTACAATATTCTTTATCTGTATTTTATCTTCTTCACTATCGTCTGACTTTGTATATTTATCTAAATCAATATCATCTTTTTCTTTAGGTTTTTTAGGTTCTTCTTTATCTTTATCTTTTTTTTCTTTATCTCTTGCAGTTTTTGCTTTTTTACTTTTTGGGTGAGCTTTTATGTATATGTCTTGTGCCTTCTTACCCATTTTACTCCAAAAATCACCACCCTGTTCTTGAAGTTCTTCAACAAGAATGTTATCAAGTATATCGCAATATCTTTCATAAGTTACAACTTGTTTTGATGGGCGATATAACTCATTAAACTTCTTCATTGTCCTCTACTTCTGGTATGTGATTGTTAATCATACCATTTGCAACTTCTTTTCTTTTTGTTTCTAAAGCACCACCAACTTTTTGTGACATTGAATTTTTAAAAGCATCTTCTGCTTCTAAATTACTGTCTTTTTCTATTGCATCTACAAATTCTTTCGCACTCATTTTTTCTTCCTTTTTGAATTTTTAAGCATGAAATCTTTATCAGATTCCATATCATCAACACCTTTATCATCATCAGTGTCTTCTATATCATCTGGTGCAATTGCAGCCCCACTTGCATCTTGTGGATATCTTGTAACACCATCAGTATTATCTGGAACATCAACTCCGCCATCTTCTGGGTCAAGTCCAGCTTCTTTATTAATTTGATCTTGCATAGCCTCAATTTCACTTTCAGTTAAATTAAGAACATTCTTCTGTACCCATTCTTTACTAAAGAAAGTTCCGATATAACTTTCAACTGTTCCCAATTGTTCAAGTTTATCATTCATTAATTCTGCTTTCTTTAATTCTGCAAAATGTCCATCTTGCAAAAAGTCATACTGAATATGTTCTTTTATATCATTCCAATCTTCTAAAGTCATTACACCTTTTAATATAAGTTGTGTTTTAAGAACATCTGTAAATAGTGGTGTAAATTTCTTACGAAGTCTTTGTACAAACTTAGTAAATTTTAATTCATCTCTTGTAATCTCTGTAGAACGACCAAGACTGAAATTAGATTCTGCTTCCATTCTTGATATTGGAACATTTAATGACCTGTATAATTTTTTTTGAAAATATGTTATGTCATCTATTTCACCAAGATTAGAGCCGCCAGGCAAAGTAGTAATTTCTGTACCTCTACCACCTTCTCTACGAGGCAACCAGAAATCTTCCAACATTGACATATGATTTCTATCATCTCTGATTTCACCAGTAGTTGCATCATATACCAATTTATTACGATAACGATTCATAACATCTTTAAGATATTGTTCTGCTTTAATTTTTGGTAGATTACCAACATCAATATAGAATATTCTTCTTTCTGGTGCTCTTGATATACGATAGATAACAAGTGCATCTTCAATCATTCTTAATTGATTAACTGGTTTAATTGCTTTGTGTAGATGGGAAAGAATATGACCTTTATTTTGATCAACTATGCCAGAGGGAACATAAGTTATACTATCTGGTGCAATTTTAATACCTTGATTTATACCGCCACCACCTACAGCATTTTGTAGGCCTTTATCATTATAAATGTAGTATTCATTAACTTTTTTGACTAAATCAATACTAGTTCCAGCCTTTGTGTCCCTTACTATTTCTTTTGCTTTGCGTATTTTTCTAGGGTCTATATATCGTAATTCTTGTACGCCCTGTTTAGGATTTTTCTTATCAATTACTTTATGATAAAATAATCTTCCGTCAATATACCATCTACGGAAAATATCATGTCCTTTAACATCAAAGTCTAATAAACTTAAAACTGTGTCAAATTCATCTCTAATTTTATTTTTGATTTTAGTGGGCCAGGGTATTTGGTCTACAATAATTGCTACTGATTGATCTCTTTCGTCAGCGACTATACCCTCATTGATAATATCTTCAATTGCACTATCGCACTCTGGTTGTTGTGAAATATCACGATATCTTCTTATTAAATCTAGTTCAGTTCTTTCTCGGCCATCTGTATCTAATATTTGACCAAAAAAACCTCCACCAGCAACTTCTACACTGCCGTCATCTGGTGATGGGATAGTAAATTTTTCTTTACTATCCTCATCTTTTATTCTTGTGAATCGGAATCCAAAAAGTTCAGCCATACTATACTCCTACTACTAATTATGTATTCTAATTACTATTTAGTAGGTTAAAAACTAACACCAGAAGGTTCAAAGTGTTGATATCTCCAAGTAACATCGAAAGTTTCGATCTCTGTTGCTTCTGCTGTTGACAATTCAATTGCACCAACAGTTAATGGATATGCACTTCTAAAGATATAAGTTTTTAT